GAAGCGTTGGCTGAAGCTCAACAGATAGTTGAGGAAGAAGTTAACGAAGCTGAAAAGCAGTTAGAGGAAGCTCGTGAGAAACTTGGGGCAGTACAATTAAAATCAACAAGCCTTAATATCGGATGACCAGAGCAGATGTAGTACAACGCCTATGGGATTTTATCAATTCAGCTCCAGCTGGAATTAATGCTGAAGCGCGATCTATACTAGAAGCCTGCAATGCCGCTATTCAAGAAATAGCCCATTACGCTCCCAGAGACTTTTTCAAGCAGACTAGATCTGCCGTACTCAAAGCGCCAATATCTGCAACTATTGATGTAACTGAAGATGATAAAACTTTTGACAACTTAAGACTGAGTTCAGCCAAAGGAACAGGATGCAGTAGCGGTTCTAGTAATATTACTTGTACTAATCATGGTTTAGAAACGGGAGACTTTGTAAAGTTTTATGGAACCTTGCCAACAGCCATAGCGGCTGGCTACAGTTATTATATACATTCTGTTTCTGATGCAAATACATTTAAGGTGGCGTTAGTTAAAGGCGGTTCTCCTATATCGATGAACTCGTCAGCAAGCTTTACTCATTATAAAGCTTTTGAAAATCTACCAGAAGGGTGTTCAATCGATATAGACGGAAGTGACAAGGTGATGCGAATCAACACTGCTAAAAACAACGGTGGCTCAGGAATTGTGCAGGCTACCAATAGTAGTAATTTATTAAGACTAAGCAGTTACGCTGGAACAAAAAGATACGGGTTTATCAAGGATGCCGAAAACTATCAAAACACTTTAGCCGTTGGTGATACGGTTGCTTTTTTAAGTGCAGTGGGAACTGTGTTTACTGCTGGGGTAAACTATCATGTCGTTGATATAGATGATGCAGACGGCATAGGAACAACTTCAGGTGCAGATACTCATAAGCGTTATATTAAACTGTCAGCTTCGGCTGGAGGAAGTCCTATAACTGTAGCAAACATGAGCGCTACTCCATCAGACTTTACTTTGATAAAAACCAGCGGAACGGATTCTGATTCAACAGGAACTTTTTTCGAGGAGTACATAGGCACAACAGGAACTAAAACCTGCACAATCTATTCCGATGCCGTTGAATTAAATTCAAAGGTTACTGAGGTTCTGGGAACGGTAGTTTTAAACGATGAAAGTGTATTAACACCATTGATGAACAATGATCAGTCTTCAAGACTGCACCGTGACAGGCTAAATCAAAGTGAAAGGTTTGGAGAGTACGGTTCAGGATGGGAAATGCCTAGTGAATTACAGAAAAAACAAGGAACTCCCTGTTACTATTACATCGACTCTGAACACAACGAAGTCACGCATGGGCAGAATTACTATTTAAGAGTGCGCCCATTTCCAGAAAAGAAAGCTAGGTTAAGATTTACAGCTTCTATACTTCCAGAAAAATGGGTTATTCAGGATACATATTTAGACACTGGTCAATTCAAAGACACTGGCTGTCCTGCTGATTATGATGAAACAATCTTGTTGCCATTTGTTTATAAGAACTTTGTTAAGTTCATAGGCTTTGACGTTTTGCCTTCCGAGGGATCACTCCAAAGTGGTAATATTTTATTGCAGATTGACGAGGATTATAAGCAGGCAAAAGAAATTCTAAAAGAAATTCAACCTCAAGCGGAGAGCCTACCTGTTTATGGAGTGGCTTGGTAAGCCATGGCTAGTAATCCAAATAACTCCAACAATGGTCAGCCTAACATGGGAGGTGGTATACCTTCTATTATAGAAGACGATGGAGATTCGATAATTAATGATGGGAATACAAATAGCAGCAACCAGTCAGTCCTTGGTGGATCTATAACTGGAGGCAATGCAACAGGAACGGTAGTTGATACCAATGCTGAGTTAGCAGACCTAATATTAGAAAAAGTACAAGACCTCGCCACTTTAACTCAAGAGACTTCATTCATACCGTATGCGCCTTCCTACGCTCGCGATACTTATGGACCTGAGTATTTTAAGCCCCGGACAAATGGAGCTGACGTTAACACAATTAACTCAGCCACATTAACGAGCAAATTTCCTGTTTATCGAGTGTTTTTTAAAGGCTCTACTGAACCAACTGACATTATGACATCTAGCGTTTGGTCTATTGCTAGACACAAAGGGATGTTTGCAGGTCAAGGAAACGAGAGCGGTTACTTTCAGAAAGCCTCAAACATGACGAGCTTGCACTTTGCAGGCAACAAGCATCCTTGGAACCCGCTGGTCTTGCCAGCTAACCCAATTAGAGGGGGCTTAAGCTCATCACCTCAACTGTCCAATGGTAATGCGACAATGGGAGATAACTACATTCCCCTTCAGCACGTTGAGGCGGTTTTTCACAGAAATGTTATTCAAGGAGCATCAAACATTAGTCACTCAGGAAGCAATTATGGACCCGAAGTGATCAAAAGTAATTCTTACCGTGTACACTTGAAAAGCGGAGCCACCTTTAATGTAAATGCTGGGGGCTACGCAGTTACCTCACAGCCAACTTTAAGAAATATTGATACGGCTGGCAACTTTGATACTGTTAGAAAAATTACAAGACCTACTACCCCTCTCGTTTATTTTTACTCTTATGGGGGTCAACATTACACAGGTGATTATCATAACGCTTCAACATTTTCAGGGACATACCCAGCCAACACCCAGTCTCATAACTACAAACTTAGAACGGGATTAGCTAGTTCAAGTATAGGAAACTGGGCTACCAACGCATCATCAGCTTTGACTGGTCTACTTGTGGATGGAGTGGACGGAGGTTACACAACTAACGTGACAGATCCCGTTAAAGGTGATCCTTTGAGTTTGGATACAGGTGCTACCTACCTACCCTTGGAGAACATCAAGGCGATAACAAAGTTAAACAGTGGAGATACTGGTTTTAATTTAAATGATGCCGACGATTTAGATAACTCAGCACTTTTACCATATCAAACTTATGTTCGTGACACACAGAACAACAGATCCCCTCTGTTAAACATGGCATTGGGAAACAATGATCGTGGATACAGCAATGTGTATAACCCAGCTAATGCAGGCTCATCTACGATAGTAACTGAGTAATTAATCTTTAGATCGCAATCCCCTGTAACCTTTGTTGTTGTTTAAATTTTTTAGCTTAACAATGGCTTTTTCTAGAAGTTAGGTACGCCGGAGCCGATGAAGATTCAAAAGGCTCAATAGCTGGCACAACGTCAGCAAAGTATATAAGTAAACGGCTTGAAGCTACATCAAAGCGCTCAGGTCTGGATCATGTATCAAACGGCTACCGCCATACCTGTATCAGCTCATGGGTTGCTACCGGAGTACAAATAGGCGAAGTGGGGCTTAGAAGTGACAACTCCCCCTCTATTATAAAATCAAACTACCTTGGTGAAATTACACCAGAGGAAGGCGAAGAATGGCATTCAACGATGCCACCTACTGAAAAATAAAAGGCTTGTCTCGTGTCTCGTCTCATATTCCCCTAGGGGCATGAGTGAGATGAGACAACCTTATGCCACCTGATAAATAGGATTTATTGGTAAGTAATTTACTTTCGGCCCCACCTTACCTGTAAACACGAGTTTATCGACACACTCAGCTTCAGCGATGGGCCATTGCCAAGTACCCCCTGGGGGAGGGCAGGCTATTTCAGGATCTTTTTCTGCCAGCTCTACAATGTTGTCAGCTGATAAAACTTGACCCTTTGTAAGTTCACTAATGAAGTGAAACGCATTTTCTTTCCAGACTTCGATATGAAAAAAAATTTCAGGTTCTTCGGTTTTCATAAGTTGTTTAGTGTTAGATATTTTTGCAGTTATTGTTAGTGTTACTATGTTCCAAGATGAAACAAAGTGTTTTACTTTTAACATAACTTTACTAAGGTGTCAACGTGCCCACTATGACACAATACTCAATAAAAGACTCTGTTGAATGGTTGAATGACAATACCCAGTCTTCCTGGTCAAGGTCAAAATTCTACCGAATGCGAAGACAAAAGTATTTCGTTGGCAAGTACCGAGCTGACAAAAGTACCGAGTATTATACAAAAAACGCATTAATCAGAGGCTGCAATAAAATCGGTGTACCCCTAACCCCAAAAGCAAAAAAATATGCAAAATGATATTTCAATTGATCAACACAAAAGATGGCGAAAAGAGCTAAAGAAGTCTCTTGATGCTTCAACCTTTTATTATAGACTCACTATTACTTGCTTGGTCGCTTGCATAGGGACTGTTGCATTCGGAATGGTGTGGCCCACTATCACATTTGTTTTTACAGGGCTGTTTTTTATGGTTTTGCAAATGAAGCACTCAGGTCGTGCCCAGGAAATTGATCTAGTAAGGACCAGAGCAATTAACAACTTTCTCATGAATAAGTTGGATGGATGAAGCACTCAGGAAGGTATTAAGGAAAGTTCCTAAAAGGAAAAACAAATTTGGAGCAAAAAAAGCAGGAAGCCTTCTTTTTGAGGGAAGAATGTTTGATTCCAAGGCTGAGAGGGATCGGGCTGAACAGTTAAAGGTGATGGAGAAAGATGGTGACATTCGGGATTTGGAGTTACAACCGCAAACTTTTCTTAGCCAGGCAGAAATTAAATATAAGCCAGATTTTGCCTACACGGAAAATGGAGTCCGTTTTTATGAAGATGTTAAAGGGGTTGAGACAGAAGGATTTAGAATCAAGTCCAAGCTCTGGAAAAAATACGGTCCTGGTCCGTTAAGAATTACCAAGAGAAAAGGAACTAACTCTCCTTTCACCATTACCAAAACAATCTATGTGGATTAAAGTTAGAAACGAGCTAAGACATTCCCCAAAACTGAATGCAATTGCGATACGGTGTAGCGTATCACCACTACAAGCATTAGGTGCTGTAGTTAACGCCTGGATGATTGCAGACGCTCACGGTGAGTCAAATGGGTTCATTCCTTTTGCAACTTTTGAGTCATTAGATGCTCAAATAGGGCAAAATGGTCTATGCGATGCCATGGAAGAAGTTGGTTGGCTCAAAGCAGTCACTAAAGCTGAATACGATCCAGCACTTGCTAAAGCTAAACACCTTCAAAAAACTAGGGAACTTGATGATGAGGAGGTACTTACGATTGCTCGTCAATGGTCTATCGGGGGGGTAATTTTTCCAGAGTATTTGGAACATAATGGGTCAACTGAGAAAGAAAGATGTCAAAATGTAAAGCGGAACCAGAAGTCACGAGCCAACAAAAAGAAAGCAAAAACCCCTAAAAAAGAAGAAAAGGGCAAAAACGATACGGAGGACAGTAACGAGAGCGTAACGAGAGAAGAGAAGAGAAGAATAAAAGAATATATAGAAAATATATATAAAGAGTATCCAAAAAAGAGAGCAAAGGCGCAGGCTCTAAAAGCCATAGGTAAAGCTCTTGATAAAGAGAGCTACGAATTTCTAATTAATAAGACAAAAGTCTTTGCCCAACTTTGCAAAGGTAAGGATCAAGAATTCACCCCCCACCCTGCCACTTGGTTCAATCGTGAGCATTATCACGACGAGTACGAAGACGAACCAAAGAAAGAATCAGAACTTAAAGTATTGAAAGGGAATGATGACTGGAATTAATGTTCACGAGGAGGCTCTGAATGGAGCAGAGTTGAAGGTGCTTGGTAGCTTTTGCGCTGAAGCAGGCGAGAAAGCCTTATCCAAGGCAATTCAATACATACCTAATGGGGACTATTTTTTAAATAATTTCCGGGGGCAACTTTACGATTTGATCTTGGAGCTTTATCAGCAGGGATCCCCTCTCAGCCTTAGCTCTCTGGCAATCAAGTTGGGTGATGACTTGAAGGGGTTACCATCAGGCGTGTGGTCTGAGATGATGGAAGCAACGGAGAGTGCTGACGAAGCAGCTGATCACATTGAGTGGTATGCTCAGAAAGTTGCTGAACAACATCTGAACCGGAAAACTCAAAAGAAACTTTACGATCTGGGTGAGGAGGTAAAAAAAGGATCAATCAACCTGGAGCAGATAGAGGAAGGTATTTTTTCGCTTAAAGAACTAAAAGTTCATCATGAGGACCAAACTAAAAACATAGGTACAGTTTTAAATGAGCTTCTTGATCATCAAATGGAGAACCATAAAAATCCAGGCATCAAAGGGGCTAAGACTGGCTTTAATATGATGGATGAATACCTGGGTGGATTGCAAGGGCAGGCTTTTGTGGTCCTTGGAGCTAGACCATCAGCTGGTAAAACAGCGTTGGCCTGTAATTTTTTGAGAGGGTTAGCAGAAAATGGTCACAAGAGTTTATTTATTTCCCTGGAAATGACGAGCCTCCAGGTCAGCACCAGGCTAATAGCCGAGATGGCTCAAACGAGTTTTAAAGTAGCTAGTTACGAGTCAATGCCGAATGCTAGAACGCAGGCCAGGATTACATACGCAATGAAGACCATGAAGGAATGGCCGATTGAAATTTACGATCCCCCAACCCAAAGCATCTCCCAGGTGTGTGCAAAGATAAGAGAAGCAGGCAGGCAAGGAGTTAAAGTAGTTATGATTGATTACATTGGACTTATTCGACCTGAGTCACCTGAGCAAAGGCAAAGTCGATATATGCTCATAACTGAATGCTCTGCCAAACTCAAGGCAGCAGCCAGGGCAGCCAACGTGGCAGTACTTTGTTTGTGTCAGCTGAGAAGAGAATCTGAAAAGAATGAGAAGCCAAAGATGAGTGACTTGCGTGAGTCCGGGCAACTCGAACAGGATGCTGACGCTGTTGTATTAATTCACCGACCAGAGAGAGAGATGGACCTGGATATGGAAGACTGCGGGTTAATTATTTCAAAAAACAGAAACGGTCCAACAGGAATGATTGAGGCTCACTTCAATCGGAAAGCTATGCAATTTAAGGAGGTCGCCATATGACAATAGAGGAACTATCAGAAATAAATCCTGACGCTCTCCAGGCAGACGGTTGGGATGAGGCATTTATCGGCTATGTCGAAAGAGCAGGACAATTACCAACGGCCTGTTACAGCAAAGACAAAATCATTGAGTTATCAATGCAGGACGGAGTGAGCCGGGAGCAAGCTCTTGAATACTTCGAGTACAATATCGTAAGTGCTTATGTCGGTGAGTTCACCCCTTTTTATTTAACAGTATGAGTGAAATTATAATTAGACTGAACCAAGCTGAGAAAGAAATTTGTGCGAAGATTGCATTAATTCGCCAGGTTACAAATAGACAGATTGGAACTGTAAATCAAAAAGTTCACGAGAAGGATTCTCTTGAAGTGGACCGGGAAGGATTTGCAGGCGAATTGGCATTCTGTAAAATCTTTAGACTTTATCCAGACTTTGAAAATAAAAGAGCAGACGCTGATGCTTATCATCCAAAGCTTAAATGGGTAGACGTAAAAACCGCTCCTGAACAACATCACAATCTTTTAGTAAGACAACCCAAAGCGGATCACCCTGCCGACACATACGCCCTTGTCTTAGGCAAGTGGGAAACTGGAGTGTTCAGCTACGTTGGCTACGCCACCAAGGAGATGGTATTCAGAGATGATAATCTTGTCGATCCAGGATTTGGGGTCTGCCATATGATCAAACGAAAGGATCTAATTTTACCATGAGTAATACACACATAATGGTAGACATCGAGACGCTTGGAACATCACCGAGGTCAGTCATTTTTTCGATAGCTGCCATAAAAATAAAAAGCAACAAGATAGCTGGCGAGTTTGTAGCGCAACCATCTATCGAGTCAAACTTAGAACTTGGATTTAACATTGAACCAGGAACCCTCAAATGGTGGATGGAACAGCCAGAAGATGCCAGGCAACAAATGTGCCACAGCACCGGGAAGTTAAGTGAAACTCTAAGCGACTTTGCTTATTGGTGTGGACCTAATAACAATTTATACCTTTGGGGCAATGGAGCCGACTTTGACAACACTCACCTGGCTGAAGCTTACAAAGCTTGCGGAATGGAAGCACCCTGGAAGTTCTGGAATTCACGTTGTTTTAGAACTTTGAAGGCACTTTATCCAGGCACAGAAACTCCAATGCAAGTAGGAACTAAGCATCATGCACTGAATGACGCATTATGCCAGGCGCATCATCTGATTAAGATATTCCAGGAAAATGAATTATCCATATGACGAAATACCTCTCTGGCTGCTTATATCTTTAGTCATCTGCATTCTTTTACTTATTATTTTATAGTGTGTCTATCTTTAGTGGTTGACACGTGTGTCAACGTGGGTTAAGATGTGTCACCAACTAACTTAAAAACTAACATGAACAAAGAAGAAAAATCTAAATTAAAAGATCAAGTAAATGCGTTTATCCTGGATAATGCATTACCTAGATTAAAAGAGGATATAGTCGATTTGATCGATGAAAAGAATTGGGAATACGAAAATGGTGCTTGCGACTATGAGTTTGATCCCATCGAGGCTTTAGATTATATCGACGACACCAGGACATATGTCATCGATGACAATAAAAAAGCCTGGAAAAACCTCCAGGTAAAACTTGGTGAACTACTCCCAGAGCATATTGATTGGGATGTAAGAATTTCAAGACTCGTTCCAATTTCTGACGAGTCAAGAATGTCAGCAATGACAATTGGATCCAATGGAGAAATGAAACGCTTCAGAGGTTTTACTAAGCACAATAACAAGTGGTATGACTCCGCTGTTTATTAACAACTAACTCAAAAACTAACATGAAAAAAACTTATAGAAGTTACCAGAAAAAAATCAAAGTCTCAATAGAGATGGAGGTAGATCGCAATGAGTTCATTGCATCTCGATTGGTCGGAACAGACTACGACGCTTCATTCAGAGGCGTTGAAAACATGGACACTGAACAGCTCAATGATCTTGTCTACACATCGGCCTGGGTTGAGGTACGTGACAAAATAACTGACTTGCACTCATCAATAACAATCAAGGAAGAGGTAACATGGTAATTATTCAAGAAGCTCAAAGAAAATCTAATACGGAATACACCAGAGAGTTCAAGTATTCTAAAGATCACGACGCAGGCTATTCATTCCCATGCGATAGCAAAGGCAACCTTTTATCACTTCGCCCTGCTTCCCAGGAGAACTACAACAAGATTCAACTCGGCCAGGAAGATGTGATTGATGAAGGAGTACACATTACTACATCCTGGTGGTGGGAGTCTGCTGTCGGCAAATGCGAATGCGGACGCAAGGTTACCCTTAGCAACCCCCTGGACAACTTCTGCGCTTGTGGACTTTGTTTTAATTCATCCGGGCAACGTGTGACTCCATCCAGTGAGTGTGACGACCAGGGCAACCCATACGACTTTGACTTTTAAGATGGCTCTTGATTACGAAAAAATAGGCAGAGAATCCAGGGAACGATTCAAGGTCACTTATCACAAAGCTTGTGAGTCATGGGGATTCTTTTTTGACAAGTTCTGGGGAACTACAGATCTGGAAGAACTGGAAAAGGTTTTAGATGGTGTTTATCAGAACTTCACAGTGAGTGTGACCAGACAAATGATGACGAATGAAAAGCTGTCCTGGAGGCAGATAGAAATAATGAGTGGCATTTACGCAAGGAAGTTTGGACCAGAGGGCAGCAAATTATACGGAGCTGCTCATGATGACTTTTATCACAGGCTCCATAATTCATATAAATGATTGTGCCTACCTTTAAAGATTGATATGACATTTGAAGAATATATAGAAATGAATGAATTCACTCCAATTGGTGGTGATTATTACGTGGATGCTGGTGGTGGAGTTTACCACGAGACAAACATCGAGGACGAAATGAAAGCTGAATACCCAGAATAAAAAAGAATCTTATGAAAAAACCCAAACAATCATACGTCAAAGCAAAAGCAGGCAGGCTTCATGCCGAGGAAATACTTAAAGCCCTGGAAAGGACCAGAGAAAAACTTGAGGATAGCATGAAGGAAATAGATGACCGGATTGTAGAAGTCGTCCAAGAGAGAAAAGAGTTCGAACGCCTGGAAGAAAAATTATTAAAGGAAGTAGTTCCCCAAGCCTGGCATGGATAATAATGAATTTGAAATTGTCTCCGGCAAAAATACCCCATCCAATGATGGTGATGGCAGTAATTTTTACGTGGTTGAACCAATTAAAAAAACTAAAGAAAAAATGGAAATTAAAGTACTCAAAACTAAAGAAGAACAGCCTTCGCTCCAGGAAGCCCAGGAATATGTGGGTGGACTAGTGCAATTGCTACCAATAGAGAATGACGCACAAATGCTAGTCAATGAAGAGGGGCTAATGCATGAGTTTGAAGTTAATTACCCGGCATCTTTCGCAGCAGGCCAGGTAATACTTGGGCCAGCTATGATCCTGGAAGGCGAAGCAAAGTGGGATTAAAACATTAGTATTTCATGTTGGTTGCCTCCTCCTGGGAAACTGGGAGGGGGCTTTTTTATGCTTATTTCCTAACGCAATCTAAGAGGCGCAATCTTAATATGCCCTTTTGCACCCCTTGAAAAGGGCAGGTTAACTCTTTTTGTTAAGTTTTGTTGACCTTTTTGTGTCCATGTACGAAACTAGACACAGTTGCCTAGGGGTATAATTATGGCGATTCGATCTATATATAAAAAGAAGACCAATCCTATGAATGGAATGGGGCCTCTTCCTAGAGGAATGCAATCGATGAATCCCATGACACCGAGGCCCGGCAAACGACCATTGATAAGATCACCTCAACCTCATACTACCTATAAACTTGCAGTTCCAGGTAGGAAGTTGAAACAAAGGGGAAAAGCGATAATTGATACCGACCCGTACAGAACATCATTAAAGGCCCTACAAAGAGGGACCAATCTCCCGATACAATTGGTCGGAGGCGAGGTACGAGGACATGGTGCATCAAGCGCAAGCAGAGCCAGGCAAAAACAAGCTGATCAGCAGGAGATGATAAACAAGGCATTACGCAATGCCAACAAAGCTCCCAGGCAAATAAGACCAGCTGGTGTTGCCGACCAGGAACCCCTCATGAATCAAGCTCAGGTCAATAATGCCGATCTTGCACAAATTGAAAAATTGAATGAGGGATTGGGTTTAGCTGGACTAGTAGGCAACAAAGGTGATATGGGTCCACCTGGAGGAGGAGCAAGCTCAGGAAGTGGGTCTAGTGGAATGACTGAAGAAGAAGAGATTGCAAAAATTAGAAAGCTCAACAAAGAGGTTGGAGCTGACCCAAAGTTTCAAAGAGGCAACAGAAAAAGACCAACTGCAACAACACCTGTCAGGAGAAAATCAGCAAGCCCCAGGGTGTATATGCCTGTCCTGGATTACCGGAGAAAGCGATACCCCTTTTAACAATTTAACAAAACAAACAAATGTATAATTTTACAAGAACAATTGATGGTGATCCCATTACAGCACACGAAGGAGTAACTCAGATTCAATCATTACCTGACTTCACTAAAGAGAGTAAGTACGTAAGGATCACGTTACAAGCCAACACACAACACTCAATAGTGTTGCCTGAAAATTCAGTCGGCTTTGAAATAGACACAGATGTTGATGACATTTTAATGACTATTGACGATGCAGGCGCATCAGGAATTGCAAGTAAACTCACAGCACAATCAATTACTGAAAGTAACTTTTCTCCCGGTATGTTAGCTCCTGTAGATCGCAAGAGTTTTACAGTAGGAAGTAACAAAATTCTTTATATGCGTTCGGCTACAGGCGGTGACGTAAACATTTACACGTTTTAATGTTTAGAGGCACGAGGATAGATTCTTCTCGCTCTGGAGACAAACGAGCGTCTGGTAGAGACGAGGGACGGTTACCTAATGTTCTTCGCAGGGATTACAATTTTCTGTCAGGAAAACTGCATCCTGACATTACTTTTACGAGAGCGAGTAACGCAACTCAACGAAATAAGGATGGAAAGATCTGTTATGCTCCCAACAACTTATTTTCCTATTCTGAGGCTTTTAATCTTTCCGATTGGGTTAAGTATAATGCTACTGCTACTGCTTCAACCATAACCGACCCCTTTGGTGGAACTGGAGCTTTTAAAATGGCTGAAGCTTCAACAACAGCAACCAACTCAAAGAAAATGTTGGACGCTTTGGATGTTACATCTAGCCCAAGCGGATCGATCCTTCTTTATAGTGTTTATGCTAAAAAAGGAGAACTTGATATATTACAATTAATAATAGCAGATGGGGCTACGTATGTGGGAGGAGTCAATCACGCAAACTTTGATTTAACAAACGGAACGGTGACGGCAACAGGTGGAACTATCGTTGCAAAAATAGAAAACATTTCTGATGGTTGGTTTAGGTGTTCAATAAGTGTCACCATAGACGCAGCAGGAGTACCCCATCCCAGAATAGGAATACAAAGTAGCCCTACTGCTGCTAGGGATGGGACGTATGCAGGAAACGGCACTGATGGTCTTTACATATTCGGGGCAATGACCGAACAGACTTACGATAAAAATGCTTCACCTTCTGCTTACTTAAAATCATCAGGTGGTGCAAAGTATGGTGCGAGGCTAGATTTTGATCATGCTGCAAGTCAGTCAACTGACGTTACAGAATCAAACGCTCTTGGCTTCCTTGTGGAAAAAGCCCGAACCAATTTACAGTCAAACTCAAATCTCTGGGCAACAGCTTCCCATGGCGTAAACAATTTCAATACGATAACAAACAACTCTGCAATTTCACCCACAGGTCAAACGGACGCATGGACTGGAGTATGTCATGATACAGGTGGAGCCGCACGACACGAATTTTATACACGATTCAACAAAGCAAACGCCACTCAATACACCCACAGCCTTTACATAAAACCATTCGGAACTGTTACTCATTTAAAGGGATCTGATAACGGAAGTACATCAAGGGCTGCTTGTTTTGATTTGGTTAATTGTCAGATTGTTTCTAATAGCCTCAACAACCAAGGAGCCACTATTGAAAATGTTGGAAATGGTTGGAGAAGAGTTAGTTTCACTTTTACAAGCGTATCAGCTGTTACTGATAGCTACGTCTATTGGGCTGTCGGAGATGCAGGAAGCTTAGTTGCGGGAAGCTCACTCTTTGCAAACTACAATCCTGGAAATGGCCAAGGAGTTTTTGTCTGGGGGGTTCAGCAAGAGGCAGGTTCCTTCCCAACATCGCTCATACCAACCGACGGATCAAGTGCCACAAGAGCTGCCGATGTAGCTAAAGTAGATGGTCTTGCGTTCAGTAGATTTTATAAACAAGGAACTGGAGGTGCTTGGCTTGTTGACTCAACAGAATTAGCTGAAGATAGAACCACTCAATCAAGTCCATTCCTAGTATACGAAAGCGAAAACTCTAGGTTGAGGGTAGGCCCAAAAGTTGGTGGAGGAGCTACCAATGCAATTGCGGTCTATTACCAAGATGGTGGTGATATGATTTACAGCGCAGGGGCGTTAGGAACTGTTACCAAGGGTGTCAAGTCTAAGCTAGGTATTACCTTTCAAACAAACGACGGAGCCTTTACTCGTGATGGGAACACACCGAATACCGACACAAGTATTGCAAATATTTATTCGCCAACTGAATTAAGACTTGGGGACAACGGAGCAGGTACTACAGTCTTTTGTGGTCACATAGCTAGAGTTCGTTACTTTAATAAAAGAATTTCAAACAACAAACTAAAGAAAGAAACAGATACACCTTTCTTATTGAACAAATATCCTAGAGCAAAAGCAGCACACTCTCTTAGAGCCTTGATGGACGATTCAGCTAACAGTCCATGTGCCAGAATCAGAAGATCAAGTGATAATGCAGAAGCTGATTTTACTCCTTCTGAAATAACTGATGGAACGCTTACAACTTGGACAGGAAATAATAATGGCTTCATAAATAGTCTATACGACCAGACAGGAAATTCTTGTCACGCAACACAAGATACTGCTGCTAATCAGCCTCAGATCGTTTCTTCTGGTTCCTTAATAAAGTCAGGTAATCATCCTGCTTGGGAACATCAAAATGTAAACCCTCAACAATTCTTAAAATTCCAAGGACTCGCTAACCAATCACCACTGGATTCATTCTATGTGGTTGAAGCTAATGACTCCACTTATACTTACCCATCAGGACAATCAGGAGGCTATTACGGCTTCATTGTCACAGATGGAGCCTCAAGTGATACAAATAAATTTAACAGTTATGGTTCGCCAACTCTTGAAGTGAATGGCTCTGAAGTATCTCAAGCTAATCGTGATGAGATACATGATTCATTGAATGGTAGAAAACTTGTTTACCATCGAAATGGCGCTACGGCTTCGTGGACAGAGGTTAAGATTGGACAGTATTCTACAAACACAGACAGTACGTTCTCTTTAAGCGGTCATAAGTTCAGTGAAATAATCTGGTACAACTCCGATCAACACAGCAACCAGTCAGGCATCGAAAGCAACATAAACACTCATTATAACATTTATTAAAAGACATGGCATATCTAATATTTGAATCAAAAGAAGAGGCACAAGCTCGAAGCGAACAGGCAGCACAACAAAAGAACACTTCCTATTGGTCTACAGGATCAGGAACCAGATTTTGGTGGGGATGGTCTATTGAAGGCTCCGAAGAAGATCCTAGAGCATTCATTGAGATACAAAAGAACACTTGGACAGACGAGGTAACTGAAGAAGAGAATACAAGCATTCCTGACGAAGCTCTACTTACTGAAGAAGAGATAGCGTCCCTTTCGGATACATTGCCTGATGACTGGGTGTTTCCACCGGACCCTACTATAGAGATTGAAGACACTGATGATGAAGAAGAAGACCCACCGCTTGACGACTAAATGAGAGACATACTTTTAAAGTTTGATTCCAAAGAACAGTCTGTCACCTTCGCCGAAGAGAACGGATTCACTTCCATTGTTGAAGCTGAAGGCGAGGAAAAGATTAACATCATTGAGCAGGGAGAGGATTACGCATTCACAATCATTGGTGATCACTGGATTGATACAGGTGAAACTGAGACATTCAAAGACGATGATGGTACTGAACATGAAAGTAAGATCATGGTAAGTGATGAGGCTTGGTGGGTACTATTCAGAGACATGGGAGATAGAGATATGACTCCTGCTGAGGACTTTATCGTGTGGCACAGCGATATGCGTGAAAAGGTCCGTGCCAGAGATGAAGATGGCACTTTTGAATCCGATGACCCAGAAACACCAGAGGATGAGGCTTGGATTGAACAAGCTGTCCCCCGCCCTGCTGATGCGCCTGATCGAGTGTTTTGCTAGTGGCATGACACAACCTTTTATGGTAGACTCGTATAGATATGGCTAGACCTAGAAAAAACCCATTTGGAGAAAGAAAAGACACTGGCATAGGTTATGACGGAACTAGGACTAATAACCCATATGCCAGGCCAACTAAAAGTAGTAAAAGGCGCAATCAATGGGATTTAGCCGACCAGGCTAATATTGTATTTGAGCAAAAGCAGGAAGCCAAACGTAGGGCAGAAGAAGCGAGGAAAAGAGCAGCTGATGCACGTAAGGCCAGCGAGGAGAGAGCCAGGAAGAGAAAACAAGAAGAACAATGGATTTTCAACAATCCTGAGCAACGAGATAAGGTTGCTGACTTCCATTGGGATAAGAATGGCATGAATGTCATGTACAAGGACCGGGAGTCATTAGGTTTTATTGAAAATAGACAAGGTCAAGTTAACGAAAAGATTAGAGACAAAAATGGTAAGATAACTTACCAGGATCCCCTTAAAGATAAGAATTACAAAACCGACAAGCGCACCGGAGAAGACTTTGTTATGGCAAGAGTGCCAGGACAAAAGCAGTTACAAAAGACAACACTGCGTACTAATCTAAGACTTAGAAACAAGTATCTCCAGGAAAAATCAATAGCAGAATTAAATGCCCAGAAAGAACTTCGTGAGCAGCAGTCTAGAGAATTAGATCAAGACAAAAAAGAAGTTGTCCAGAAGTTAAGCAGGGCGCAGAAACTTCTCCAGGAGGAAGAAAGACGTCTTAAGGAAAGTAGCAGAGGAAATACAAAGGGAATTGATGTTAAGGGTAAGGAAGATGAGGTTAATAGACTTGACCAGGAGTTTAGAAAAATTCAGGACCAAGAAAACAAAGAATCTCGATCATTCCTGGAATTGCAGAAAAAAATTACCAGGATGCAGACGAACCTGGATCTGCACGAGTTTGGACTTAAATTTACTGAACAAGCTGCGAATACAGATACGACACAGCCTGCCAAGACAGCTACTGAAGACCAGCAAAATAAACGAGGAATCAATGGCTCCTGGTATGATGCAGACGACTACGAAGGTTTATATTCATCTGGGGACAGCGTATTTCCTACACAACACCCAACTGTAGCTAACGATGATGGAACCTTTAGTAACGTAAAGACCATCACTACTGAGATAGATGGTAAACACTATGTTATTCCGTCTATGGTTGCAGGCCAACAAGTTGACGAAGATGTAGCAGTGCAGACAGCCATTGAAAATGGTTTAGAAAACTACCCATCATTTGATGATTCTAATGAAGCTTTGGATATGTCCAGATTCCTTCATGACAAAGTGGATGAGTCAGGTAATTACGTTGGACCAGACAAAATTAGGACTAAAGCAGCAACTCTTAATGCTACTCCCAAACAGGATGCTACTGATGAGGATAACGAAATACAGGCGATAGGTAATGCTGTAGAAAATAACACATCAGCACTAAAGAGTGAGCAGGCAATAGCTGAGTACAATGTCAGCAAAGATCCATCTGAAGCAAACGTCCAAAAGGTTCAGAAGGTAAAAGAGAAGATTGAGCAGAGAAAGCCTGTAGCGACGTTAGACACAATTTCTAAGCTTGGACCTAAAGGTCAGCCTGCCGGAGCCTCCTTGGCACAAATGTTAGCCAACAATGCTGACATGATGGATGTAATGAAACAGGCAGAGATTTTACTTAAGGGTAAAGATCCTGGTTGGGTATTACACAAACAAAATCAAGAAGCTTTACAGTTAAAAACTGAAGAGGTTTACAAAGAACTACAAGCTGATTTGGGATATAAGTATTACGGGTTCAGCCACGAGAAAATTGAGCCAGTCTTGGCATTGTTATCACCAAAGACTGCACCAATTGTTTTTGGTTACGAAGAAGGGCAAGAAAAGCCAACTGATTATCCAGAATTCATGGATGCTAAGATTGAGCAAAATGCCTTTAAAGCACTGAATGATTATGCTCAATACCACAATGCTGGCGATATGTTTGGTGAAAATGTGGTTAAGAAGAAAGCCCTTAACGATAGGGAAAAAGCATCTTTAGCCATATATCTCAGTAAAACGCTTAAGCGAGATATTGAAAAACCTGAAGGGTTTGAAGGACCGATGAAAGACACTGCCAAGGCAGCAAGATGGTTCGATGACAATGTTGACTTAGATGCATACGCAAATGCCAGGAACAAGATTAATGATTTAAATCAGACATGGAGTGACATAGTTGGCATAGGATCACAATTTACACACATCCCTATAGATTATAAGACCAAGCTTGGATTCCAAGTAAGAAAGAAGCCAGGTACAACTAACATTTATGAGTACAAGTTAGATCCAGGTTTATCCAAAAACCCTGGGAAGATTTACGAACAGGAGACTGATACATTTCTGACTGATGATGGAGGGATTGATGAAAGACACTTTAACTTCGTTATCAATAAGGTTGATGCCTAC